TTTAAAAGAGTTTTTGTAGGAGTGGCTTCAAGTCCTAGTTACATACGTACAATATTTTCTGCTACTGCAGGTAGTAGCCTTAGAGTTTTAGGTCCTTCTTCTACACTAAACGTGTATATACAAGCTGATAGTGCAGGAAACCTAATATTTAAAGTCACCAATAGTCAGTCGTGGACTTATGACTGGGATGTGGAAGTAGATGAGTTTGCGTAGTAGATTAAGAATAAAACAAGAAGATGAATTAATAGGAGAATAGAATGGCGACAATATTGATAGAAACGGATTTAGATGTAATATCTAAGCAGAGAGAGTTAGTTACAGAGGCACTTAGTGCTGACGGAGTTTACATAAGAGCGAAAGAGACCCTAGAAGAGTTATTGGCTAAAGGTGAGATAAAAGGTACTGATAGAGCGAAAGTGGTAGCAGAGACTATTGCAGGGATGGCTTCACAGATTACGGCGAGTACAATGAGTGCTGCTTTACAGTGGACGGCACAAGAGAAAGAGTTTGCACTTAAGAAGCAAGAAATGGAATATCAACTAGATATACTTGCTCAGAACAAACTACTAGTAGAAAATCAGGTAGAAGCAAGTCTGGCAGATAGGCAAATTAAACAAGCTCAATTAAGAAGAGTGTATGGTACTCCTACTACTGATAGTAATGGAGATGTAATAGCATTAGGTAGCGATGGTAAAGAATATGTGGGTATACAAAATGTGCTTCAAGATACTGCTAATAAAGTAGTTCAGAATGGCGTACTTGGTGCACAGAAAGAGCAGACATATGCAGCTACGCACAAGCTAGTGGCAGATACCTACGTTAATCACGGAGTATTTCAGTGGAGTTCGTTGACTGGTACAGGGATGAGTGGAGTAACTAAAACAAGTACAGGTTATGTTACCTTGACTGATTTACAGAAAGAGACGGCTAAAGAACAAGCTAAAGGGTATGCGTGGAATGCGTGGTCAAATGCAGCTAGCTCTAGTGCAGGTATGTTAGGTACTTTAGTTGCTGCGGAAATACCAGAGTTAGTTGATGATGCTGCAGACGCATTGGTGTTATGGACTAACGTAGTAACTAATTTAAAAAATGTTACAGAACCACAAATTAGTATCTAATGAAAACTTATATAGATTTCTTTGAAACTTTTAAGACGGAGATGATCGGTACTAAGCAGTTCAGGAATAAGTTTGTGAGAAGGTGGGGGACAGAGACTCTTGACGGAGTTCCTGTCCTTAAAGAGCGATTTACCGTATACCCAGGACATACTTCGAGCAACAGTATACAAAATATGTGTAAAATGCTTGGTATTTGGTCTGATGTAAAGGAAGCAGACTTTAGTACAATCGCTGGGTATTACTTGTATCTGAATCCTAGCAAGGATACGTCTTCGCAAGAAGAACTTAACGCGGAGCTTATGGCAGAAAAAATAGATGCCTTTTGCCCGGTTGGTGAATGGCAGTATGCTACTATAAACTATGTTGATAAAGCAGATCCAAGCAAGTTTACTGGATGGACTAAAGACGATATATTAGATTATATAGATAACGACTATAGGAATATATTTAGTGCGAATAATGGTTTTGTTGTAGGGGACACATTAGCAGAGACTGCTATGGGTAAGTATGTATTGTTTGATGATGGCTCTGAATTTGAAGTAGTTACGGTAGATAGTGCTGTAGTACCTCGTATTATAGAGAGTATTGATTACCCCGTTTTAAGGTATAGTAGGACAGGAGCTAAAAAGTACTATGCTGGTTTGAGTGTTAGTATAAAGTATAAGAGAATAGTTAATGACATTGACCCTGAAGGGGCTTTGGTAACGGCTATCTTGGTAGAGCAGGACGAGTACCAACTAAAAGTGCTTAATGAGCTGCAAAATAGTACACCTGATTATAATGGTGGTGGAGTATTTGGGCAGGAAGCCTTGGTAACTAATGAGATATGGTATAAAAGTCAGCTAAGACTGTCAGCGATAAAAGCTCCAGGTATCCGTACTAAAGATTTAATTGGTCCGGTGCTAGCTACTTTAGATACAGGACAGATAAAAAAGAAAGTAAAGTGGTACAAGAAAGTACTTGGATTTGTGCTGATTGTGATAGCCATCGTTCTTGCTGCGCCTACTGGAACAGCTTCTTGGTCTTTAGCTACTTTAGGGTTATATTTGACGATTGCCATTGCGTTAATGATAGTAATACAGTTACAATGGGCTAAGACGAATGCCGCAGCTGCTGAATATATGGGTCGCTGGGTAAAGATAGCAGGATTTATATCGTTAGCTGTAGGTATTGCTGCTATTGTACAGAACTTAGGTAGAATGGCTACACAAGAAGCAGTAAAGCAGAGTTTGATGGAAGGTGGTAAGATGACTGCGGAAGAAGCTGCGAAAGCAGCTGCAATGATGAGTGCAAAAGAATTAGCGTCTTACGGGGCAAAAGCAGGAATACAGACAGGGTTGATGGCAGGTACGTCAAATTTGACGGTGAGTAGTGCTATAGAGTTTACGAAGAATTACTTGACTAAAAACTTGTTTTCGATTGGTATGAAGATGCTGAAGTTTGGCATAAAAATGAGACAAAGTGAAATGAGTAATGATCAAGAAGATAGAAGACAATACTCAAATGAACTTGCGGAACAGCTTACAGAAGCAGATGACAGTAACTTGAATGTTAGCTTAGAGGATATGAGAGTGTTCGCAGAACTTCTTAGTACTATTAAGAGTAGGTATGATTACAACTTTCCCTATGAAAAAGAAATGGCTAGAATACATATAGGTAATATACAGAGAAGTAGTTACGCAAAAATAGGGTTAAATGAGATAAGTAAAGACTTAGCCTAGATTAAGGTAAAGTTAGGTAAAATAGAGTATATAATAATTGTGAGGAGAAACAATGGCAATAGTAGACGGGAAATACGTGGACGATTTTACGTATAATGATATGATGGATAAGGCACTTGCGACAGGGCAAAATTTTGCAGGTAATAACTTTGTTAGTGGTACAGACTTTGATGTATCTAAGTACCTTGAAGGACTTGGAAGCGATACTCCTGGAGCAGATACAAGCTTGTTTGGTCAAGGTATGGACTTTTTAAACGATAACAAAGCGGGTATAGGTGCAGCTACACAATTAGGTGGGTTAGCTTTGACTACCTATAATGCATTTGGTCCGGGTAAAGAACTTCACGATACTCAAATGAAGTCGTACAATAACCAAATTAAAGCACAAGAAAATTCATTAGCTAAGCAGGCTGCATTAGATGCTGCATGGGCTAAGCATGCGTAGTAATTTAGGTAAAGGATAAGTAGATGGCTATAGATCCAGTAAGGGGAATTAGTTTTGGAAGCTCAAAGACGCATCTAGATGCTTTAGCGGACAAATTGACTACAGAAGGTAAGTATGCACAAGAACAGGCCGAAAAAGAAAAAGAGAAGGCTAGGCTACTAGCACGTCAAAATAAGCTTGAAGGTAGACAAGATATCGAGTGGGGGCAAAAGCAGGATGCAGTAGCTAAGAAATTAGCGGCAGATAAGGCTTTAGTTGAGTATGCGAGTAATCCGTTTGATACTAGTAGAGCTTTAGGTTCTCAGAGGACTCTGGCAGATAATGCTTTACTAGAGGACTCGGCTAATAGACTTGCTAAGTATGAGGCGTCGCTTAAAAAATATAATGTTACACAAGATGATGTGAATAAAGGTAGAGTTAGTCAAGATATCTTAGGTAAGATAGCAAATCCAGGCTTAGATTCGGATACTGCTGTAAATGCTAGTAATGTGTATAGTAATATGACTCCGTTTAGGGAAGATGTTATGGCTACGGTTAAGAGTGACTTAATTGCTAAAGGGGTTGACCCACTTGTGGCGGCACAGTATGCGAAGACAGAAGCAACTCAGTATGAAAGTATTCCAGAGTACCAGAAGATACTTAATCAGAAAGCTAAGGACAAAACAACGGCGTCGAAAGATAATGCTGAGTGGAACTTAAAGGTAGCGAAGCTTACAAAAGATATACTAAAAGACGCTAAATCAGGTACTAGTAGTGATGCGGGTATTAATAAATTATACGAGCAAGCACGGGCTAGCGGTAATCCGGATGCAGCTACTACTCTTATTGATACTGCAATAAAAGACGGCTATTCGGCTAAACAAATTGCTAGAGAATTTGCAAGAGGTGGAGTAGGTGCTGAAAGTAACTTCTGGAACTTAAAAGACTGGGGGAAAGTAGACGCACGTGTTGATGAAGTGATGGGAAGGTTAGCTAAAGAGGATAAAAAAGGTAACTTTGTTAGTAAGTCTTTAGGAGACTACTCGAAGATGCTGACTACACCTCAGACGTATAGTGCGGCTGATGCACGTCGTAAATCACAGACTGATGCTAGAGACAGCATGTTGGAAGCATTAGGTATTACGAAGCCTGTGAAAGCAGCTCCGGTAGTGAAGAGTGACGCTAGTACAAGCAAAGAGCCTAAAGTTACTGGAAATAGTAGCGGTGGTGGTACTACTAAAAGTAGCACTAAGCAAAATGGCGGTGGTATTTTTTATCCTGGTGGTACGAAGAAAGGGGAATACCCAGAAGACGCGTTAAAGCGAGACAAAATAGACTGGAGTAAAGAATCTGACGACCAATTACTTGTTTCACTTGAGGCGTTAACTAAAAAGAATGACAATGATGGAGTATTTGGTTGGCAAATAAACCGGCTGATAGACGAGCTAGAAAGCAGGGGTGACGAAGACTTAAGTCACTTGAGAGTAGAAAGTACTAAGCAAGAAGAGCCTTCGGGGTTGACTAAGATTGCGAACAAAGACTTGCCGAAAGATGAAGAGGCCATAAAAAAAGAAGAAGAAGAAGAAGTAGTTGTCAAAGCTTACGAATTTGCTAAAGCGGATAGAGAGAAGACTAATGGAGGGTTTTTCGATGACCATATGACTAAGACGAGACTAAAGACTACTTTTGGGCTTTCTGACAAAAAAGCAGAAGGTATTATGGAAAGACTTAAGTCGGAGAAACGACAGCAAGACTTGACGTCTCACAGAAATTACCTAACGTCTAAGCGTAATGGTGGTACTTTTGAAGGAAAGACCACTGACGAGCACTTCGATAGTATGTCAGATAGTGGTAAGGCCAGTGTTTTTGCTCCTGTTGCTCCTATAGTCGCTGCTACTGTCCCATTTGCCGGACTTGTAGGAGCACTTACTGGGACGTCTGCTGCTACAGTAGGTATAGAGGGAACTAGTTTAGCAGGTACAGCAGGAAGGAAACTACTGGAAAAAGGCTACACTAAGAACGTTAAAGACCAACTAGCTGGCTTAGAAAAGAATATCGAACAAGTTACCTCAAAAATTAATAGGATTTTTACTAAAAAGAAGTTGACTAAAAGAGACGAAGCTGAACTGAATGCTCTGGAGTTAGAACGAATGAACTTTAAAAGAGCGCTTAATAATATAAAGTAGACTAAACTAGCCTTAAGCGTATATTAGCTACAATGTAGAAAAATATACGTTTAAGGATTACGAATGCCTACATATAGGAATGACGAAGAAATAGGAACTGACGGTTTAATAAATGTTACACCGGAAGGTCCTAGTGCAGTAGAGATACTGCAAAATACTACTAACAACAAACTACAGAGACTTTCTCAAGCTAAAGACAATAAGCTAAGGTCATTAACTAACTCCGGTACATACAATTCTCCTATACTAGGTCAAACTAGTGGGAAAGACTGGTACGATGCAGACAGCCCCTACAACAATAACATAGTACCTAGTAACACAAATAATACTATGAGGTTAGGGGATATAGACAGCTCAACAGAACTATACGTGAATACTCCTGAGAAGAGATTCAAGGGACGAGAAGCTACTCCAGAGGAAAGAGCTGCTTACTCTGCTTCAATGCTAGCTAAGGATAACTTTGCTATGGGGACTACACCAGCATCGAAAGAATCATTCCAGGACCTTATAGATAATCCACTAACTCCAGAAAATCAAGCACTATATGACGCTGCTATGGCTGAAATATACAAAGAAGGTATGGGTAAGTTTGACTTACGAGGTATAGAGGGTAAAGTAGGTAAGTATGGTAGACAGGTGGTGCAAGCTTATAACCCTACTGCCCCAAACCCACAAGAAAGTTTACAAGATAGACTACTTGCAACTGGTAATGCAGAAATGTACAGAAAGGGTAAGCCTGTACAAGAACAAAATGGGCAAATTACCAGTGCTAGCACATATGAAGAAAGGCTAGCTAGCTTACAGAAGAAATTTAACGAAAATATGGATTATGGTGTTATGCATGAAGTTGGACAGACACTTGCGGGGGCTGCTGCCGGTGTTATGAAAGGTGGAGTAGAACTAGTAGACGTAGCACAAGAATTAGTTACGTGGGCTCCTCAGGAACTGTATAATAAGATAACAGGAGAAAATAAAGACATTGACTTAATTGATGATGACTTTAAGAAAGTAGTTAGAGAAGGGATTGACGAAGCCGTAGGCTATAATGCTGCGTTAGATCAGCAAACGCTACAAGAAGTAACGGAGTTGATTGAAGAGACTGGAATAAACATAGCAGATTCAAGCACGTATAAAAATGTTACTGAAGCAAAGCACTTAAAGACACTAGCTAAAGTAGTGGGTAAGTTAGCTATGAACCCAAGTTTGACTGCAGGAATGATTACAGAAACTGTAGGTGCTGGTGGGGTACTAGGAGTAGGGACAAAAGTTACTGCTAAAATCGGTGCTAAGGTACTGCCTGAACTAACTGCGAAAGTAGGTAAGGTATTTGAGAGTAATGCGAGTAGGATAAGTAAGGAACTTAAAGCGGTAAGAGCAGATGCTACTTTAGATGCTGCAGCAAAAGTGAAGGCTATTGAAAACTTAGAGAATAGCTACAGCTTAGGTAAGAAAGTTGTCGATGTTGTTAAAGGTACTACGATGTCTAATGCCGATATGGCTGTTAGAATGAATCAGTGGATAGATGAGTACAAAGCTAACAATAAAGACGAGAATGGTAATGAGCAAGACCCTAGCTTTGGTAAATTACTTGAGATGGGTCTGATGGCTAGAGTTACCTCATCAGCAGAAGTTGGGTCACTTAAGTTATCGTTTGGTATTAAAGACGGTATTAAACAACTTACTGAGAATAGTAAGAAAGGAATTAGAGCAGCATTTATGAAGGCTGCGAAAGCTTACGGTACGAATATTCCGGTAGAGATGCTTCAAGAAACTGTGGACGGTATCGTAGAAACAATTGCTACTCAAAAAGACGCAAGTAAGTATGAAGGTAAAACAGTACAAGAATTACTGGAAGCAAAAAGCAGTGAAATACTGACTGGTACGTTTGCTGGTGGTGCTGGAGGGTTTCATGCATCGAGTGTAGGTAGTGTACCTAAAGCGGTTTCGAGTTCTGTTAATGTAATGACTGCAGCAAAAGAGAAATTAGATAACTACATGGAAACGGCAGAAAGTGAGAATAAAGGAAAAGCAACTACACAAGCAGGTAGGAAGAATAAGTTCGATACTGTTGTAGGTGAAGGTGGAAGAGACTTAGATATTGAGGAAAGTGTTAAAGGTGACTGGGTTGACGATCTTTCGAAGTATGCGAGTGAAGTGTGGTTGTCGGAAGACTTGAAGAAAGGTACGGAGTATGAGAAGACACCAACTAAAATAATAGATGATACCGTTGATGCGATTGCTAAAATAAAAAATGTAAAGTCGGAAGAAGGGAAAGACCTGATAAGGACTGGACTGTTTAAGAGATTCTTCGATGAAAGTAACGCGATAGATGAAAAGACTGGTGAAGCTAAGCCATTAACTCAGGACCAGAAGACTGGAATGCTGAAGGTGTTCTTAGATAAGTTCAAGGGAAATAAACAAGTAGAGAATGAAGCAGAAAGACAGTACGAAGAAGTACTGAAAGCGAAGTTCGCTGAGATACAGAATAGGCTTAAGAGTGAAGGCGTGAATGTAGATGCTGATTTCAGTAGCAAGGGTGCGTTAACTCAAGGGGAGTTAGATAGCCTAGAGAGTATACTTTCGGATATGAAAGTAATGGGAAGTGAATCGTTAACGGAATTAGCGGAGAAAGTAAGCCAAGTAATGACTAAAAGACAGGAACTGCTTGGAAGTGAAGATGGTGAGAACGGACCAACTAAGAAAGACTTCAAGGAAGTAAGGAAAGAAATCGAAGAGTTGGGGTTCTTACTTAAAGGGCCTAACTATAAGAGTATTAAACAGCATAAGAGAGACCTAGAGGACTACCTGACTGTGGAAGGTGCGGATAGTGTTAAAGGTGACGAAGCAATGGCTGATATCGCTAGATTCGTAAAGTCTAGAGATGGAAAAATCCAGATGTTCGATAAGTCAGGAGACTTAGAGAAATTAAGGAGTGTAGGAGCGATAAAGTTCTTCGCACAGACTACGTTGGAAGATACACGGAATATGAGTGCGATGTTGAAGGAAATGTTTCCGAAGCTGAAAGACGAAGGCGTTAAACAAGAGTTCATGGGAATGATTGCTGCACTAGATGGGGTAGAAGCAGACTTAAGGGACGTAGTTAATGAGAAAGACGGAGCGAAGCTGTATACGAAGTTAGCAGAGAAAGTATCGTTAACTAAGCCAGAGAAGGCGTTGTTAGATAAGACGTTACAAGAGTACAACGATGGGGTAAAAGAACCAGAAACAGAAAGTCCGGATGAAAGTGACGCACCCGTTACACCTAAGATAGAGGCAAACATGAAAGCGTTTATCGATAAGGAAATATCTAATGGTGAAAGTAAGGAAAACTTGCTCGCTAGAATGGATACTAACGGTAAAATAAGTCGGGAAATGCGTGCAGTAATAGCGGAGTATATCAGAGGGCTGGAAGACGTAAAAGTAGACGATACAGTAGATACGGAAATTAAAGATGAGAAAAAAGAAGAAAGTACGACAAGTACAGAAACTAAAGAAGAACCGGTAGTAGAAGAAAAGCCTACAGCGTATACTAAAGAAGATGTACAATTCATGCAAGGAATGCTTGACGAGTCTGAACAAGAACTAGAGGAAATGAAAGCGGAGCTAGAGAAGGTTACTAATATTAATGTAGAAACTGGTGGAGAGATTCGAAGTAAGAGAAAAGAAGTAGGTACAACTAAAGCGGAGAAAAATGACGCGAAAGAAAGAATCGACGAGCTTTATGAGGATATACAAGCGCACAATAAGCTAATTGACGAGTTGCTGAAAAATAAGAAAAGTAAAATAGCGCAGAAGAGAGCACTAGTTGCGGAGATAAAAGCACATAAAGAAAAATTAGAGGCATTAGGGAAGAAACTAGAGAAGTTGTCGGCGAATACAGAAATGAAAGAATCGCAGAAAATGAATGCTGCCGGAAAACTAAGAAAGGTACTTACAGACTTAGTTGATAGATTTAGAATGGTGCTGAATAAAATAGAGCAACGAATAATCAAAATGTCTGAAATGAAAGCGATTAAACAGCTAGAGGCAAATGAACTGCAAAAAGAGATTCAGGACTTAGCTACACAAGTAGACGAAGTGAAAGCGAGTAAAGAGCGTACAAGGGAAGCGATTAAGGAAGTAATGCCAGAGTACAGGAACTTAATTACGGACTACAAGAGAGCGTTAAATGACTTGGAAGAAGCGAAAGCAGTTAGAGATGACTTGCTTGCGGTAGAGGGGTTCGATACTGAAGGACTAGCGGATTACAAAGCGAAGTATAAAGACTTGAAGGTACTGATTAAAGGATTGAAGAAAGACATTGCAACGGCGTTTAGATTAGACGTACAAGAAGTAGTAGGTGACGTAGCAGCGAGTAATGAGAGTAATAGACGAAGTTTAACTAATAGACTGCACTTCGGTGAGGATATTATGGAGATTATGCCTAAAATTATCAAGGCAAGTGAAAAAGGGAAAGAGAAAGTAGCGAATGCATTAGCGACGTTTGCGACATTTGAGCGTAATAGAGGTGCGTTAGTTAATCAAGACGAAGGGTTTGCTAATAATCCGGAGAAAGAGGTACTTAAAAGACTTGGATTAGATAAGTTGTTTAGTGATAAGACGATACAGGAGAAGGTTAAGAAGGCCGTGAACGTAACTTCGCTGTTGACGATGAATGACATGATTGGGATGAGATCGATGCCTGGTGACATGTTAAAATCGGCTGTAGAAGGTGCGTTTGGGAATGTATGGAGTTACGCAGATTCGGGTAAAAGAGACGGAGAAATAGACTGGCTAGTTAATCAGGTTAGACAAGGTAAGATAGTACCGGTAGCTACGTTTGCGGATGCTGCAGGTAGAAGGTTACTGGAAGAGCTTGAAATTAAGTTAGATACGGAGAATATGCAAGATAGAGCGGATGCTACGAAGTTGCTTGGGGAACTAGTAATTAATAACATATTACCGAAAAGTAACAAAGGTACCGATCCAAGAAAAGGGATTGTAGCAAGAGACGAAGCTAACGGTCCATTACAGATTAAAGTAGTATCTAACGGCAAAGGAAAACAACTACCGTCGATAAGAGTGTTAGATATAAGTACAGTACCAAATGACTTTAGACAAGACATACAGGAAGCAGGAAATGTGTTCGAGTATGCGAGTGAAACTACTGATGGAATGATTGGGTTTTCTCCGATAACACATGAGAGTGGGAAAAGAGGAAGAAATAGTGACGTGATTATCACGGATGCAGAGATTGCGTACTTGAATGAGCAAGGAAGTAAAGAATGGAAGTTCGACCCGTCGTTTAAGAACTTGTGGGAAGAGCAAGCAGGGAAAGACTTAAAGAAACTAAAAGAGATGTTCTTAGGTACTAAGGAAGAATTAGCGGCGAAAGAGCATGTGATGGACGTAGAGAGTGCGATAGCTAAGTATACTGCACAAGAACTAGATTTAGAAAGAATGGTAATGGCGTATGAGCTAGCTGGGGACAAGCCGTTCTACATTGGATGGGATTACACAGTATCTAATAGAAATATGATGAATAACAAGATGCTTAATCCCCAGAATAGTAAATTTAGTCGGTTTATCGTTAGTATGAAAGACATGGTAAATGACGTTAAGGTAGGAGACTACACTGACGTAATGTTAGCTATATCACAAGCGTTTGATATGGACCCAGACAAGCAGACTGACGAGAATGCGATTAAAGAACTAAGAACCGGTACCGATATTAAAGTAGATATGGAAGTAAAAGACGGGGAACTGGTTATCAACGAGTTGAGCGAGAACGTACAAAGTATTATCGATGATGATAGTGTGAGTGTAGAAAGAATCAGGAAAGAGTTGGCTCCAGGGTCAGACCACTTGATGCACGTGTACCAAGCACTGGACTTATTACAGAAAGTACAAAGAGGGGAGAAACTAAGAACTAACTTGGCGTTAGAGGGTGATGGTATTACGAATGGTATGGCAACGACTACTACGCAAATTGGTATGAATAAAGACACTAAAGCGTACTACGAAAAAATGGGAATGTACCGTAGTGGGAGCAGTGTGAATAATCACGGTGAATTTAAGGAGAGAGGGGGTAAAGACATCTACCAAACTCCGGAAGATGCGATTATCGAGGAATTGAACGATCTTAGTAAAGTAGGGGAAGTAGTTGACGGAGAATCTGAATTAGCTAAGGCAGTAAAAAACTTGGTACCTAAAGACGGTGCAGGGAAGGCTAAATGGAGAGGATTCCTGAAGCCGTTGGTGATGGTGTTTATTTACGGTGCGGGAATACAGAATATCAGTATGAACGGGAGTAGAGGACTAGCAGTGAGTATGGTTAAAGATAAAGACATGCAGACTGGGAAAGACTTGCTTAAAGCGATGGAAGTGTTCATGGAGCAAGAAAGTTTGGCAGAAACGATTGTTGCTGAAGGTGAAAGAAGTAAGACACGAGAAGCACTGAATCGAGTACAAGCAAAATTACCGGAAATAGGGAAAGTTAGATATGACTTAGATACTGGGAGAATGGTACCGGATGTAGATGGGCAGATGTACGTGGATCAGAGTATGCTGAATGACATGGCTACTGTGATTAATGCGTCGGTAGGTAAGGCGTTAGACGGTGCGTTTAGCAAGTCGTTTGGGCCTATTACGAAGTATAGACAAGTGTTGAAGACAGTGAATGAAATGAATTACTTGGCGTTTACGGTAGCGTTTAACAAGAAACTGAAAGACAAGTTTGGAGCAACTAGGTTGGCTGAACTAAGTAAAGAGCAGTTGGTTGAGATTAAAGACGAAATGGTAGAAGAAGGGACGTATTACGGAAGTACGAATATGCATGGAGGTACTCAAGATTACTTCAAGACTCAGCAAGATACGGAGTTTGACGGAGATACGATAGAAGTTAGATTGAGTTCGACGTTTGGTACATTCCAGAGTTACAAGGGAAGCGCACAGACAATTAACCAGACAATTAAGACGATAGCGTCGAATGTAGGTGCTGTTGGTGTTATTGATGTTCACAGTGTGGATGGAGGTACGATGATTAAAGGGCACATTAAGGATGTACTGAATATCTTCGATGCACTTGTTCTTGGGACTAATGGGGCATTGAATAATGAGCAAATGAAGGAAATAAATGCGGCATATTACAAGATTAATATGGAGCATAGTATTTTAGGTAAAGCGGTAGAGAAATTAGTGAAGAATTCGGAGAGTCTACTGGCGTTTGATCCGGAAGCAGATGCTCAGATTGCGAAGGATGTTGTGGCTGATATGAAACGAATAATGGGTACTGGATTTGATCCGAAAGATATGGGTAATGTGGTGGAAGGGCTGATGGAGTCCGTAGAAGAAATTCACAATAGTAGACATACGTTGTGGAATACTGATATGAATGTTAAGCAGTACTACGTTGCGGATAGGCATGAGGCTGCGAAATGGGACGAGAAAGCTAGAAATGAGGCGAAGACTGATAGGATTGGAGTGTTTGCCAATGATGAAAGTAAGGCAGCTGACGAAAAACAAATGCTTGGTAATATGTTTGCAGTACTGGGTGATATCGTTAAAAGCTCGGAGACAGTAACAGCGAAAGCTAAGACTAAGTCGAATATAGATATAATTACACAAATTGACGATGTACTTAATAGTATTAAAGAGCCTGAGGTAAAAGAAAAAATGAAAACATGGTTTAAAGAAGAATTGAAGAAACACGGAAATCCAGAAGAAGGGTGCGTATAATGGCGTGTATAATAGATATAGTAAAGGCTAAGTTAGCCGAAGAAATGGGAGATGGGGCAAGTCCTCATCTACTTGAATTAGATACACTGAAAAGTAATGTACAAGCAGGTACGGTTGTCGAAGTGAATGGTAATGATTTTGGGAATAAGCAGAACTGGTTGTCGGTGTACGACTACGGGGCAGGGAAAAAATTTAAGTACCAAGGTAACAACTTTAGCTCAATAGAAGGAGCGTATAAATACGGGTTGATAAAAAAAGCCCAAGGACTTCCGGCTGCAGAGAAATTCTACGATAAAAAAAGACCAAATACGAGTTACCGAGCAAATGAAGGGCATACCGCAAAAAATGAGGCGAGTAAGACGTTAAGAGAAGAGACGATTAACGAGCAGTATAAGTTGGATGAAATGGAAACAGTACTGATGGCGTACTTTACGGCTAACCCGAATGCGAAGAAGATGTTGCTAGATACTGGGAATAGGACTGTGAAGCATAAGTACGGGGCAAAGGATACATCTCCGCAAGTGTACAATAAAGTGATCGGGAAAGTAAGAGAGCAACTGAAGGATGGACCAGTAGGTACGCAGACTTCACATCAACAACAAGTTGACGATATTAAGAATAAGATATGCTAAAGGAAATGAATGACTAAATGTGAAACAAAACTAAAAGACGTGTTAGATGAAGGGGCAGACTTAAGTGCTGTTTATAGAGCGGTGTCGGATAGAGAGTATTATAAGAGACTAGGGGAATCGGTGATAAGGGCTAAGAAAAATGGTCGGTATGCTAATCCTCAACAGAGAGAGTACTTCGGAATTGACAAGACTGCGGAATTGATCGGAAAGACTGTGACGTTAGAGAGCCTAGAAGGGAATACGTTCGTTGATGTTAAAGTGAAGACTGCTGAAATGATTAGTGCGGACTTAGTTAGAATTAATGACGGTGAGTACGTGTTTGACCTAGAGTCGAAGACGACTAGAGACGGTGCGTACATGCTTGGGAGTGAGGATCACTTTAAGGGAGACTTCATCAAGCTGGGGGCATTATCAGGGACTGTCGTACAGAATATGCACGATTACTTTAGTAAGGTTGCTGGGTTAGATGGGGACAAGTTGTCGTCGAAGCATAAGACTCACTTGGCAGGTATACTAGAAGGGTATATGTCGGTATTAGAGAGTGCAGGGAAGGACGTGAAGATTGACGTGGAGTTCTTCAAGGACTTAGAGGCTAAGAATAACACGAGAGGTACAGCAGACCCAGAATTAGGGAAAATTAGAATGTACTTAGGTAATCAAGTGAATAATACGATGACTGAAGTGTTTGCACATGAACTACAGCATGTGTTGATTAGGAAAGCGATTAAAGAGAATAAGACACTAGCGTACAGTATTATTAAGATGAAGAATATGATTAAGGCGGAATTAGATAAGAAGTATAAAGGTGACGGATGGAAAGTGTTTACAAATGGGAAGACTAATCCGGATGTAGCCGATGCCAAAAAGAAATGGGAGTACGTGTTCGAAAATGACAAGTACCCAGCGGATGAATTCCTGGCGTATGCAACAACTAACGAGCAACTAGTGAATGAGTTAGGATTGATTAAGTCGTTAAGTAAAATGGAGTTCATGAGTCCGGTGAAAGAGACTGGAAGATGGACGAAACTGTGGAATAAAATTATCGGAATAATTAACTCGGTGTATAGCGCTAAGCAAATGAATGGAGATAGCGCAAAAGACTTGACGTTGGACTTGCTTGAGACTAGCTTGAGAATGGCACATAAGAGTGAGGCAGAGAACGATCAGGATACAATGGACAAGTTCCTAGATAAAGTGAGCAAGTTAGATGAAAAGATAGCGAAATTTACGGGTCAAATTGATCAAGAGTACAAGACTATGGATGAGTACATGAAGGCTCAGAATAATAAGGATAAGAGTAGGAAATATATTGACGCGATATGGAAAATTAGAGGCTTAGCTAAAGTAAGAAGCTGGACGTTGCAGAATAACTTGTTTAGTAGTGTTACGAGGGATATGGGGAATGTAGAAGTAGCACGGTTCTACGAAATGTTCAGGAAAAGTAAAGCGTTCGTAGAGAGAGAAGTAGTAGCAGTGAAGAATAAGACTGCGAAAGTACTGGAGGAAACGTACAAGCTTGGAGAACTAGACGAGGTAACTAGAAGGAACGTAAAGCGAATACTAATTGACTTAGATACGAAAGTATTGGGGGACTTAGATATAGTGGAAGAATACTTGAAGGATTCGAGTAAAGTTGGAGAAGACTTACAAGAAATAACTAAAGGAATGAACGAAGGGACACTACTAGCGATAGAGAATTTAGCTAAATTACTTGTTACAAATAAAAGTGGGATGAGAAATGGGTACGTGAATGCAAGTCAGATTGCGTTGGGAGAAATGGGATCTAGAAGAGATGACGACATTGAGGCAATTGACAAAGCAGTGAGTTTAAAAGCGATCGAGTTAAGTAGTAAGGAAGACATTGACGGTACGTTAAAGGCGCTTAAAACTAAGAAAGAGAGTCTAGGAAGAGTACTAGAATTGATGGCAGAGAACGAGAAGCAAGTGCTTACGAAAGCTTACTATGGGGATAAAATGTACCAAGTTAAGGGAGCAAAAGAAGAGAACTTCGACAAGAACTTAAAGCATTATCTAGTAGATGAGAAAGAAATGAGGGAATTAGTTAAGGCGAAGATGTTTAATACTGGAAAGCATGAAGAATTAAGTCGGATACTAGGTAAGGATATATACGTAGTAATGGGGACAAATACAGATCCGTCGTACTCTGAGGGACTGATGAGTGCAATTCAATTGAGGAATGAAGGGGATAGCCTGAAGAATGTACTTAGAGAGCTTGGCGGTATGGACGAAGACATGATAGAAGAGACTATCGATAAGTTAGCTACGGAACAGTCGGGGTTTACCGATGAGGCGCTAATACCAGAAAGGTCAGGACAAGGGACGATTTACGACTATAAGATTAGGATTAGTCATGAAAATAAGAGAGCAGGACTAGGTCTAGATGATGATTTAATACTTACTGTGGCTAGCTCGGTGTCGAATTTGACGCATAAGCAAGAAGCGATGGTGAATAATAGAGCGTCTTTACTCTATTTAAATAACTTTCACAAAGTGTACAAGAATAGTAAAAAGTACAACTTCATAGAGATATCTAAAGACAGCAAAGGGAAGTATAAAGAGTATTGGGACATAATCCCGTTTTACTTGAAGAAAGAGATTGATAAAAGTAATAAGGGTAAATTGATGATTGAAGAATCATTGATGGTGGATTACTTCGGGTATAAGGACGTTAGTATAGTGAATGCTCCTTGGATTAAGGATAGAAAGAAACGTCAGGTAATTGCGAAGAAAATGGAACAAATAGTACAAGAAATCGTACAGAGATGGAAGACGGTGATAGTAGCATATACTCCAGCTACGATTAAAGGGAATATGACGTCGAATATGATTGTTGCGTTGCAACATACGTCGTACAAGGATCCGATAAAGTATATGAGTAAATTCAAAGAAGTATGGGGAATGATGAATGAGTACCAGGAACTTCGAGACGAAAAGATACAGTTGGAGATCAGGAAAGAAGCCGGGGAAAATATTAGTCAGAAAAAGATTGATAACTTAGATAAAGAAATGAAAGCAATACCGATTTCGGTGATTATTGAGGATGGTCAGTACAATGCGATATTGGAGGATATAAATTTAGATTTCTTTGATAATAAAGGGCTGATGGAAGAAAAAATAGATAAGATACTTAAGAAAGCTAAAGACAGTAAGAGTAAAGAGAGCTTGAAGAACTTGTTCGATTTGATGTATATTAAGAAAGAGAGTAGGATACACGATAGTGTAATGAAATTGACTACGTACTCGGACGCAGTGAATAAAATGATTATACTGTTGGATCACATGGAGAATAATAACGGTAAGGTAGATCAGAAAATGCTGAACTACGTGGATCAGTTACACGTAAACTACGGGTACCTGGATAATAGATACGTGAAGTACGCGAATACCGTTGGGTTTTTGACGTTTACTAAGTACTTGTTTAGGGTGTTCCCGGCAATGATGAAATTACTGGGTCAAAAAGCATTTACGGTTTCGTTGACCGAAGGTATAAGAAAAGGTGTCGGAATTGGAGAGACTCCGTTTGAGCAGTTCTACGATCCAATTGACAACGTGGCACACAAGACAGGCTTACTAACAGATCCGTTGGATTTACTGAAAAAAGTACTGTTCTCGCCTGTGGTGCAGTAATACCTAGAACAGGTCGTTAGGCCTGGCCGGTTAGGTGCTCGAATACGATGAGGGCGAAAATGAATAGTAGAATGACTGCTAGTACTTGCATTAAGTCCTCCACTTGGTGAGGTGCCTGACAGTTAGGTAAATACCGATTGCTAGTAGCATTAGAACTAATCCGAATAGGATGTAGGGGCTAACAGCGATTAGTAGTATAACTAAGATTAGGACAATTGAAATGATTAGTGTTTTAAGTGCCTGCATTTGGTAGCCTTATAGGGGAAATCAAAAGGTAGATAGAAACTAACATTGAGCCGATTGTCCCGATGATTAATAGGGACGTAGACCCACTAAATACTACGAATACTCCGATTAGAATAGCAAGATCAACAACACCGTCTACACGACGACTAGGCTTGCGTAACTTCCAAATAACGATTGCAATGTTAAAGAATAAGGCTACTGTGGCCATTATCGTAAGCATACTAACGCTCGTCCAGTAGTGACTGTAGTCTAGGCTCTGGGCCTTGGAAGTCAATTGGTTTAGTTATTTTACCGTCTGCGTTTTTGGTAGAAGACTTAGTTTCGTTGGCAGAAAGTACTGCACTGTAGCCGTCTACGATTTGGGGAGGTGTAAGTGCCATTTTACCTAATGTACCGGTAAGTACGAATTTAAGGTCTAGAAGGGCATCAAAGCAGCCTACTTCGTCGTTTTGCGATACAGCAAGGCGAAGTTCGTCAAGTTCTTCTTGGAGCATATCTAGTTCGAGTGACCAATCTAAAGTGTCTGGTGTGTTTCCTCGAGTGGTGTTCCAAACTAGAGTACGTTGTAGAAGCTCAAATTCTTGCTTTTTATGTGTCATAAAGTACTCCTTCGAATTCGGCATTGGTTGGAGTAAGGTCTCCGTAGTCGGCGGTAGACATGTAGTCTGCGAAGGCAGAGTCGATGTCAGAAAATGTAAGTTGCATAGTGGTTCCTTAGATTAGATGGAATTAGGTACGTGCTCCTCCCCCGTACCATTGACGGGGTGGCCTGGGCGGGTAAGGTCAGGATATCCGACACGTACAGAGGTTACGGATGTCTGCTGTGAATAACTCGGTGTCGCCAATTCCTCTGATAAGGAAAGGAACAGAGAGATTCGCACGATATTGTTGGTTTGATTTTAGTATGCTTTGCTCAAGTTCCCAGGCGTCTTTACCGTTTAAGAATCTAAAGTGGTAAAGTACTTTGATAGAGTAGCCGGCGTTAAGCTCTGCATAGAAGCGTTTAGGTATGCTGTGCTTAGTTATCCCTACTTTGTAATAAGTTTGGTTGTTATAGCTAACCTCAACGTAGTATAGAATAGTAGGGGAATCGGTATAAGACCAAGTACAGTTGCAAATATGGCATCCTTTACTTGCGAGGTGGTTTCCTGGTGTTTGGGTAAACTCTCCGTGATGAGGACAAATGATAGTTACGTTTGTACTGTTGTTTTTGTACGTTACTTTGCTGTAATCGTACTTATCGTGGTGGACTATGTTGGCTTTTTTAATAAACTCTTCTTTAGTAAATGCTCGGTCTACTTTCATAACGTCGTGGGCACACTTCTTACAGCCTGAGGGACGTAAGTGGGTGTCAGGGGTTTGGTGAAATATTCCGTGAGTAGGGCACACGATATCCATAGCAGTCCTGGCGTTTAGGTAGGTTTCTGCTAAATATGTGTACTTGCTTTGGTGTAAGGCGTTAGCCTCTTCAAGAAAAGTCTGGAAAGGTTTAATCAGTTTTTGGGCTATTTTTGTGCCTTTACAAGATGGACAACCTCTGCCTTGTAGCAGTTTGTTAGGTGTTGCAAAAAAAGATCCGTGAGTAGGACAAGTTACCTCAACCTTAGTTTTTGAATCTATGTAGTTAACTTTAGATGTGCCAAGAGTAGGCTGCAGTTTATGCAGTTTACCTAAGAACGAATTTGTGTCTAAACGACGACGTATACCGTTGTTGATGTTGCTGCATGCCTTGCAGCCTTGGCCTTGTAGGTGTTTGGCGGGTGTTATTAGAAAGTCTCCGTGATCAGGGCATGTTACAAGCATCTTCGTCGAAGTGTTAACAAAGATGCTTTTGTTGTATGTATACTTATTTCTGTGACTAATTTTTAGGTCTTGTTCTAAGGTCTTAAACCTCTGTATAGAAGTCGGATGTTTAGAATTGCATAGCATATAAGTCCTTTGGTATTGGTTACTTGATTGTAACGAAACCAGGCTTAAAACCTACTTTATCTAAGTAAGTACTTGCTCTGCCCATTCCGTAATTGGACCTCTTACAACTCGTGGTAAAGCAGTGCCTACTACGTTGACCTTGTCCGCTGGTAGTTTACATGCATTTAGTAAGTACGCTAAGCCTGAAGTATGTCGATTTATGTAGGCGGAGTCTATTTGACGTAAACTACCAATTACTACAAGTTTGATGTTCTTACCAAGCCTGGTAAGAAGCTTAAGCATAGTTGCTTTGGACATGTTCTGTGCCTCATCGAGAATTACTACTGCATCATTGAATGTACGTCCTCTCATGTATAGAGCGGTAGTAGCTTGCATGTTGTATTTGCTGATGATGGTCGTTTTGGTGTCTTCTAGTTTTTCTGTGTATTGCTCCCCTTTGAGCTTAGAACTTTTTAGTTTGTTTTCAGCTATTGCGGTGATAGTGTCATAGAAAGGTTCAAGATAGCCTTTGATTTTTTCCTCGTTACCACTTAAAAAACCTATTTCCTCATCTTTGTTACTGACATCGTCTACTGTATTACGGATGTAAATTAGTGTTTTATACGGTGAGTTAGAGCCTACAAGTTTGGCTGCATTTGAGATAGCTACTGCACTTTTTCCGGAACCTGCTTTTGAGTCACATATTACGATGTCGATGTCTTTAGATTGTATCATAGATGAGAATAGTAGTTGGTCGGAGTTTATTGGCGGTAGTTCTTGCTTACGTAAGGTGTCTTCAAGCTCACGGTCAATAAAGACACATTTGTCTGCTACGACGTAAGCTAAGTGTACTTGCCCTGTGGTTGCGTTAGTAATTTTCAGGCCTGATGTCTCTATTGGTAAGTTAGGTATTACGGTGGATACTGGATTGCTATGAAGAGAGATTACGTCGACATCGTCAAGAGTTACTTCAGTAGTGAATAATAGTTCTTTGTCTTCTACTTCCTTTAAGTCAGAGGTAGTAAGACCTAATGAATCAGCACGTAATCTACACATAACGTCGTTTGAGATAAATACTACAGCGTCATCTGGATAGACGTTGTTGTATTGGACAGCGATTTCGATGATCTTTCTGTCGTTTATGATACTAGAGGCTGAGTCTTTAAAGTCAGGGTAAGTTGTAGAAGAAACTACGTGAATTTCAATGTCGTTGTGTATTAAGACAGTGACGTTGAGATCGTTGATCAGGTCTGTACGGACTTTAGTTGCTTTAGATAATAGACGACCGAACTCACGAGCCTGGAATGCAAGCTCGTTAAGGCCTGACTTCTTGCTGTCTATTTCGTCTAGGACTGTCTCAGGTAGGACGATTGTAGAACCGTCGCTAGCAAGAGATGTCAGATTGTGGGCGTCTAGTAGGATAATGTTGGTGTCAATCACTTTGTACATGTTAGTCCTTTTTGGCTGGTCTACCTCTTTTTTTCTTAGAAACTTCGATAGCATTAGAGTCTGTCTCAGTAGCTAATCCCTTGTGGAATGTGCCTTTAAGTCTGGCTACGACTTCGTCTTTACCCATCCACATGTCTTTACCGTCGATAACGTCTTCCATTTCGTCTTCAGCTAAGAAGCCTTGGTAGAAGATTTTGAATGATGCGTTTAATTGGGCGTCAATGAATTCTTGTCGGGCTTTCATCTCGTGGCCTTTACCCGAGATGCCAGAACTGTAGTTATGGATCATGAATGACGTGTGGTCTGCTACGATAACTTCGTCGCAGGCAAGTGTGATGATAGTACCGGCTGAAGCAACTGTACCGTTGATGTTGGCGATTACTTTGGCTTTAGACGTTTTGATTGCGTCGATGATCATAGTCGCTGAGTCGATGATACCACCTGGCGTGTTTAAGTGTAACGTGAATACTTCTGCTGGTGATGCTGTCTTTAGTTTGAAGCATAACTCGTTGTATTGTGAAGGTTCGTCGATTTGATCCGTTAGGAAAACTTCAGTGTGGTTTTTACTAGAAATGATTGGCACGTATCTGTCCCATACATTGTTTGATGATGGTTTAAGTAAGTCTTCTAAGTTCATTATTTTCCTTTTGTGTATAGAGATTGTTTCAGTAGGTAGCCTTCTAACTGCCAGATTTTGTCTCTGGCATTGTTGTAGGCGATTTCCTTACCGATGTTTTCATTGAAGTTTTCAAGTGAGGCGGCTGCTGATTCACCGTTGACTACGAAACCGTTCATTAAAACTAATGAGCAGATAGTAGTGGTGGTGTTAGGTACTACGTAATAGTGGATGTCACTGATTACGGAATCGATATGAGCTGGCGTTAAGCGGGGTGCGTTTAGGCCAGCTTCCTGGATTTTGTATTCCATCTGCTGGTCAGCTGTTGGAGTGTTTTTGGTCATTGTAGTCCTTTTGGGTTAAGTAGTGTAAGAAAGCAGCGTTAGTTAGTACGTGGCTTAAGTGAGGTAGTCCCGATTCGGGGTCTAAGTACTCACCAAGTCTGTGTGCTTCTAGATGACGGTAAAGGGCATCTAGGTAACGTTCCTGACCGTTTTCTACTAGTTGCCAGTTGTTTGGGGCATATTTTTCTGCTCCAAAGGTCAGTACTTGAGCTAATGCTCGCGTTGTTTCGGGAGGGATTAGGGAGAAACGAAGTTTCCCCGTGTCGTATTTTAATCCTCTAGGCATGGATTAACTCCTGCATTGCTTCGGATACTTGACGTATTTCGCGTTGAGCGTGCTTGTCTAGGCGTAGTGTGAAGTATGATTCAAGTTGGGATGGTTGAAAAGCTCCCCAAATTGTTGTTAACATTGCTTGAGGTAATATACGTCTAGCTTCTTCAGGCTTAACACCGTTAGCGATTGCTGCGTCGTATAGCTGGATGCCTAAATCTACGTAATCTTCCATTTCTGTATCTATACCGTTGTTGTTTTTTGTAAAATATGCCGATATGGCTTTTATCTTCTTAGATATGTAGAAATTGAATGGAGACTTCTTGCCTGAAACGTATCGCCTAGATAATTCTTGCCATGAAACTCGGTGTCTGATCATCTGAGTTCGCGTGGGTACGTCTACGTTGAATAGGAATACCTTGAAGTTGTCTCTGATGATTTGCTGTTCAGCAGGGTCGGTGTTTAGATAGTTAAGTGACTCCTCAGGACCTACGTCTTCAATAAGTGCACGTAGGTTAGTTAGCAAGTATTGCTCAGATTCCACAAATTCTCCAAACTTTAGGCAATTAGACGTATATGGATTTATAGTTATTCCATCTAGTATTACACTAACTTTCAATAATACAGGTACAAACTCGTATGAGGAGCTTGGTAACCCAGCTGACTCAGCTTGTAGACGGTTGAATAGGCTTACGGAGTCGAGTGCTTTCGGTGATTGATAGCAGATTGAAGCAACTTTAGTTACTGCGTGAACACGGGCCTTGTAGCTAGAATTAGCTAAGGCGAAGTCGTAGTGCTCGACGAAACCGGTGATGCCGTCTAAGACTGCGTCTTTACGGCCGATTAATGGTAAATCCATTGTGGTTCCTTTAGAATAGTTTGTATTTGCCTAGGATCTCCTGGAGCTGGTAAGCTCGCAAGATCTCTAGGCGTGAACAGGCGTCGATGATGTTAGAATACGATTTCACATTGTGAACCGCTACATGCCTGGGCACCTGTCGTGTTGATGTCGGTGAATTTCTTCTGTGATAAGACATTTGTCCAGTCTACCTCTACGTTGGATTTGTTGACTTTCCACCACTTGTGAAGGTTGTAGACGTCTTTGATACAGTTTGAACACTCTTCTTTAGAGGAGAAGTTCTCTGCGAACTTGTCGAAACGTCTAACAAAGTCTCGTTTTAATAAGTCTTTGTGGTCGTCAGTTAGTTGTTCACCATAGCCTAAGGCTGTGTTACAGGCTGTCCATAAGTCGTTGTTGAAGGCTGATAAGCCTGCTTCGATGAGGGCTGAAGTGAATAGAGATACTTCGCCGTATGTTTCGACGATCTGCTCGTGAGTGAAGACTTCGGTGAATGGGGCTTGTGGATAAGCACGGTCACCGGCTGCTGATAGGAATGAGATTCCGCAGAAGCTATATCGGTTGTCATATACGTACTGTGTTACCTCGTCCCAGTCGTCGACTGTGATCGTGTTGGATACATTGTGACGTAGCCATGGCTCGACGCAAAGGTCGTAGTTTGTACCTTCTTCGATCCAAACGTCTTGAGCACGTTTAACGTAGTCTAGCTGTTTGACACCGAGTAAGTCGGATTTGTAGATTGAGCCTTCTGGTGACTGTACTGGGAATGCAATGACGATGTCAGTTGAACCCCATACAGAGTTTTCGCACATGTCTGGGTATTTGTCCATGAATAGCTGGGCAATCTCGGAATCTTTGTTCATTTGGACGTGTCTGAAGTATTGAGGTGAATGCTCACCATGAATACCTGAAGCACAACCTAAAAGAACGCTAGCGTTTCCAGAGGGTTTAACTACGTTGACACGAGCTGCCTGGTTAATAGAAAGTAAGTCTGCAGTTAGTTTGTTCCAGTGCTTAGTAATACGAGCACCTTCTTTCATAACATCTACGTCGAATAGTACATCTGGATTGTTCATCCAACCTGTGATACCTACCCCAATAAGAGCTTCGCGTTCAGTGATGTCTTTGGTTGCAGATGAAACGAATTTGAACTCTGTGTACGCTGCTTGAACTGTACCTAAGATAGAAGCTACTTTACATTGAGCGTAGAATTGCTCTGGTGTAGTTGACATGGATCCGTTGATTTCTGTAAGGTTACAGAATTGGAAGCCACTACGGCCATCTGCAGTGTAGCCACGCATACCAACTTCGACACATGGGTTGTATAGGGCTTCTAGATCCTCAGAGAATATGAAGCCGGGTTCTCCGACGTCTTTGACTGAAGTCATGATGTCTTGTAAGTCCTCGAATGAAGTCTCAGAACGTAGCAATACACACGAGTTGTTGGATCTACCACGCTGAGGAGCAGAAGTATACCAGTCGCCTGTCTTGGCTTTCATCATCTCGTTGTCGTCTTTAGAGAATAGGCAGATTGTTGCTGAACGTCTAACTCCGCCTGAGATAACTGCGTCTGCGATGTACATTGTAAGATCGTAGACTACGATTGGACGTAAAGTTGTACGACCTGCTTGTAGTTCACGCTTTAGCAAGGCTTCCATAAGATCTAGAGCTTTACGTAGTGGGTCTGGTCCAGGAGCTTTGAAGCCACCTGAAATGTGAGCACCTTTAGGTCTGATTTGCTCTAGGTTGAAGTAGATCTTTTTACCGGCGTACTCGGGGTGTTTGCCACCGTCTACAAAGAACGAAGACATTAGGACGTCTGCAGCTTGGGCCCAGCCCTCGATAGAGTCTGGAACAACAAATTCGGCTGCGTCGTCGTCACGTTTCGCAATTGGAGACAGTTTAGCTACGTGGTGCTTTTGAACTGAGAAGCCTACTCCGCAGCCACACAGCATAAGGTAGAAAGCTTCGCCGAAAAACTCAGGTCTGTCAGCGTATGTTGAAGAACAGTTGTACATACGTGCTTGATGGTTTAGGAGTTGGTCTCCGCCAAATTGTAGGGCTCGCTGTGCACCAAGGATTTGCTTGGATGCGTAGGCTTGCTCTACTTCGTCTAATAGGTTTGAAAGTTGTGGTGACATTTTGTCTGCAAGAAAGTTACGATGCATACTCATTACACGAGCTGTAGCTTCGGGCCACGTCTCATATCTGTTTAGTTTGTCGTCGAATCTAGAGTAGGCTTCGTAGAACTTGGCCTCTGACATTAGTTGTCTTTTATCTGTACTCATATTCCTCCATTAAGGGTTTTGTAATTGTGGTTGAGCATCTCAGCAACACGGGCAACACGAACTTTGTCCATAGGACGTGTACGAGTGAGAGCTTGTAGAAGCTGCTCGCCGTAAAAAATTTTACTTTCGGTTGTCGGTAGGTTGTGGATGGAAGTTCCGTAGATGTAGTCGCTATTTAGCAACTGCATCTTTGAAGTCTTTGAAAGGTCTAAATTTAGGCTTTGTCACGCCGTTAGCTAAAACAAAAGGCTCGAATTTACCAAAACTAGCTATAGAAACTGTGTCGCCGTTGGCAACAGAGTCTGAGATCATAGTGAAGAAGTCTTCAACAAACTCTTTTGTAGCTTTCTTAGTTTTACCTTCGAATGCTGAATGTAATAATAACGCTTCAACTAAAGCGTCTTTGTTCATAGTTTTTGCCATATATTGGTCCTTTAGGGGTGATTTGGGCTTACGTCTAAGAGAATGCCAGGGTTACTCATCATCGGCCTCCTCCCCAAGTTCCTTGCATACTGCGTAGAAGGAATCTCGGTGGTAGCCAGCGACTTCAAGTGCTCTCAGCATTGCTTCCAGGCAAACGGTTACGGAGGCGTTGTCGTCGATTATAATGGCGGTGTCAATACTGAATTGCTCGAATTCGGTTGCTTCGGTGTTTACGTTGATTGTGATCATAGTTATTTCCAGTTGTCGTATGAAATTTGGTCCCAAGAACCTTGAACGGCTTTGGTATAGTCGGTTACACGAGCGGAGAAGAAGTCGGCTTGAATTGAGCCTACTACGTCGTCCATGTATGGAAGAGGGTTCTTAGCTATGTTGTAGTTGGCTTTCATACCTAATTCTTTCAAGGCATTGTCAGCACAGTACTCAACATATTTTTTAAGTTCGTCTTTGTCCATGTGTGGAGGGTTCAAGTAGTCGATTAAAGCGTGTTCGTAAGAAACGATTTCTCTAGCTGCTTCGTATATTTCGTATTTGATTTCGTCGTCCCAGATGTCTTGGTTTTCAGAAATGAACTGTCTGAATAAAGCGGAATTACCTACGTGGTGAATCATTTCCTCTCTGATTGAGAAAGTGTTTAAGTCGCATAAGCCTGGGTACTTGTTGTCGAATTGGAATTTTAGTAAGGCTGCAAATTGGGCGTATAAAGATACACCTTCTGTGAAGCCACCGTAAACTGCTAGCATTCGGGCGATGTCTTTTCTGTACTCTTTGTGAGTCTCAGCGTCGGATAAGCCCATTGCTTTGTAGTCTTCGAACTTCTTTACTTTGGCTTTTTCGATGTATTCGGTTTTAGTTGACATAACTGGTATATCTAAGAATTCAGAATAGAATGAATTAGGTAAACCGATTGTTTCAGTGAAAAGACTGTAGTTTTCGATGTGAGTAAATTCACGGGCCATGAAATTAGATAGCATGGCTTGCACTTCTACGGGTTTAAAAATTCTCAGTAAGGTTGCGTAACCTTTCTCCACTTCGATTTCGTTTTGCGTGAATAACCTAAGTACGCCTTGGATGAACTGCTGTTCTTCATGGCTTGCTTTGTCGTAGTCTTGGATGTCTTTAGATAGACTGATCTCACCGGCATGCCAGTGAAGTCTGTCGTGTTTCTTGTAGAATTCCCAAAATTGTGGGTATTTGAAACCTTTGTCCGTTTTGAACGGAGCTAGGTTTGGTTGTTTAATTAGACTCATATGGTTCCTTTACTGGCACGAAAGACATTCTTCGTACATTGGTGTCTGTTGTATTTCTTTTCTATCGTTGGCTGCTGTACTTGCTCTGTTTGGGTTAGTTGATCTTAAGTAGTATAGTGACTTAAGACCTTTCTTCCAAGCTAAGACGTGTAAGTCTGAAATGAATTGAACGTGACTGTCACCTGGAATGAATAAGTTTACTGATTGACCTTGGTCGATGTGCGGAGTTCGCTCTGCAGCGTGCTCTACTACCCACTTTTGGTCGATTTCGTAAGCTGTCTTGAATACGTCTTTAGTGTAAGTGTCCATCCAATCTAAGTGCTGGACTGAACCTTCGTACTTTTTTACAGATGCTAGTTGCTCGCTAACCCACTCGTTGATGTATTGAGCTGGTTTATGAGAAGTTGCGTAGTCTCTGATTGCCTTTTCCAAGAACTTGTTTGTGATTGCGAATGTACCCTGCTTGATCTTTTTAGAGAAAGCATTAGACATGTTTGGCTCGATACCTGATGAAGCTAAGTTACATAAGCTTGAGATTGACATGGTAGGTGCTACTGCTAGAGTTACGATGTTTCTTCTGTTTGTGTTTACTTGTTGGCTCATTGGGCAAGGAGTTAGGTTAGTTTGGTGCTTGTCAGATGCTTCTGAGATTGAGCTGAAGATAGACTTGTTTAAGCCTGCTGCGATAGCTGACTCAAATGGAATGTGTTTCTTTTGTAGTAAAGAATGGAATCCCATTACGCCTAAGCCGATTGCACGTTCTTCGATTGCTGCGTTACGAGCGTTCTCGAATCCTGGTTTGCCTTCGGTCTTGTCGATGAATTCTTGCAGTACGTTGTCTAAGAAGTCTACGGCTGCTGGAACTATTTGGTCTAGGTCGTTTTTGTATTCGTCCCAGTACTCTAAGTTAAGAGAGGCAAGGCAACATACGTTGGTCTTAGTTGGTGACGTGTTTAGCATGATTTCAGTACATAGGTTAGATAAATGAATGTCTAGGCCTAGTGTTTTGTATTCTGATGGTGCTAGCCTGTTTACGTTGTCGTAAAAGAATAGGTATGGTTCGCCTGTCGTTACGCGGAGTTCTAGGATTTTGGTCCAGATCTTTTGAGCAGATACAGTCTTTACTGTTTGTTTAGTTAAAGGGGAAATCAAGTTCCAGTCGGAATTAGAAATTACTGCTTCCATGAACGCGTCTGGTATTGAGATGCCGTGGTGTAATGATTGCGCTCTACGGTTCTGGTCGCCAGTCGGTTTACGGATTTCGATGAATTCCTCGATTTCTGGGTGTGAAACGTCTAGGTAGTCTGCTTGAGACATCCGTCTTAAAGAACCTTGAGAGACTGCTAGAGATAAGGCGTTGTCTACGCACATGAATGGGATGATACCGGAAGACTTGCCTCCGTGGTTGCCGATGTCGGCTCCAGATTCACGTACAGATGACCACGAACGGCCTATGCCGCCTGCCATTGAACCTAACCAACCAGATTCAGACCAGGCGTTGAAGATGCCTGCTTTAGAGTCCTCGACGTCACCTACGTAACATGAAATTGGAAGACCTCTGTCAGTACCACCGTTACCAGAAACTGGTGTTGATGGATGAAAGTAGTAGTTCTTGATCATTAGTTTGATTAAATCTGCGTGCTCTTTATTATTTGAGTATGTCGAGGCCATACGGTCTACCCAGGCATCGTAATCTTCGTTAGGTAAAAAGTATGTATCTTTATACATGTATTTAGAGATGTCAGGTAAACCTAGCCAAGCTCTATTTGGGTTTATTTGCATTAAATGCTCCTATGTTGTTTTGAATTTTGGGTGAAGAGTATACCTGAACACTAATTAGAGGCAGCTGAAATAGTAATCTCAACTCGTGGGTTAGATTTGTCCTGGCCCTTGTTGGTCCAAGATGATCCCATGTGGTACTTGACGTTGTCTTCTTGCACTATGTCGTATTTTTGGATTGCGTCTAGGAATATTTTTTCGGATAGTGCCGTAATGTTGGCGCCATCGGAGTTGGGATTTTTCCAGTACAACTGGTATTCTACGGTATAAGGTCCGTTGATAGGAGTAGTATCTTTTAGTTGGGATTCAAGACTTGATTGGAAATCTTGCTTGACTTTGTTCTTGATGTGGTAGTGAGCAGTGTTGTACCAGTTCATACCTACAAGGAATGTTTTATCAGGTTTAGTTTTGAATGTTTGGGTGTAGTAAATTGGTAAAGATAGAGCAGCCATTACTTGGCTACTGAATCTTTGAATGCTTTCGCTGGTCTGAATTTAGGAGTTTTAGTTCCGTTTTGTCTTTCGTAGTTTTCGAATTTACCGAAACCAGGAATAGCAACGCTGTCGCCGTTAGTAACTTTGTCAGCGATATTTTGGAAGAAATCTTCAACAAACTCTTGTATCTTGTATTTTGGTTGCCCAGAAAATAAATCGTGTAATTGTAGTTCGTTAACTAAGTCTTGTTTTGTAATTCTTTGTGCCATGGAGGCCTCCTGTTGGGTGTGAGATTTTGTACACTAATGTGCACAGTGGAACCAGAAGGAACAGGACTGGCTCTACTGTACACAGTAGGTGATAAGGGGTTATAGGAAATATTCCGGGTAGTTATCCCTAAGATAGGTGTACGGGTCAGATTGCTTGCTTAAAGTGTATACGAGGTCGTCAGGCAAGTAGACTAACTTAGATACGGAAATTCCGAAATCAAAGTGTAGGCTCATACGAGCTTGGACGGCTTGGTAGGTAGGACTAATGTTGTTTAAAAAACACGCCATTTGATTGAGCCTCTTTAGTCATGCACCAAGTACATTCGATGCCGCACCTAATGTCCTTAGATGAAGGGCAGATAAATGCGTTAGCAGGTGCTTGTTCGACTGGACCGTAGTTTAGTTTGTTGAAATGCAGGGAATTGATTAAGACAAAATTGTCTAGGGAACTAAGATCGGAGAAGTCGAAATCGTTTAGGCGTTTGGTGTACGCGTAAAAAGTAATCGATGGATTAGCTTTAGCGATTTTGGTCCAAGAACTGATGTACGACTGGGAGTAGAATTCACCAGATGCGTGTACACGGAAGTATTTGGGCTTGTTACGTAATCTAGATAGTTCGGAAATGATGTTGTCGGAAAAGTCGGGTGACTTGGATGCCGTTAGTCGGTTTTCACGAGCGTTTAGGACTGAAGGGAATCTAACTTGCTCACGAGCAGCGTAGCAGCCTTTACAGATTCGATTGCATACGGATTTAGTTGCAGGTAGATTAAACATGTGGGTGTTGTTTAACTTGCTGTTTCCTGGTTGAATTAGTTTCATAGAAATTCCTCTGGGTAGTTTTCACGGTAGTTGTGGTACTTGTGGGTAGAGTCGGCTACTCCGGTGTGCTTGTAGAATTGCTTGCTTAGATTAGACATACTCAGTCTCCAAGTACCTAAGTTACCGTAGTCTGAGATTACTTGGATGGTAGGGTAGTCGATGTCGTAGCCGTGCATTTGGACGATATGGTCAAGGTCGATGGATACGACTACGCAGTTACCGCATTTACGTCCGTCTTTGGTGTAAAGGATGTCGTTGACTTTAAGGGTGTCTAGGGTCTGTTTCACAAGAATAGCTCCGGTTGGGTTTGTTTAAGATAGTCGATGTCGGATTGAACGCATTTAAGCTGCATTAGAGTCTTGTCGGTGTCTTGAAAAAATCCAGTGTCTTTAAGCCCGCTCTGCAGAACGCGTTGTTGTAAGAGTAAGAGGCGAAGATAGAATTCGTCGGCTTTGTATGTGTCTGACATTAGATATCCTTCATGACTTGGGTGATGTGGTCTAAAGAGCAGTCGTTTGGGAGTTCAGTAAGATCTGCCCAGTCTAGTCCTATTTCGAGGTTGGCTTCGTTGTGGATGGTCTGATCTTGCATGAAGTCAGTAGTCATGATGGGGATCAGAGTGTCGTTTAGCCACTTGACGATTGTAACGTCGTTGCGAACTTCAAAATATATACTATCGTATATAGTAGAGGTGATGATAATATCGTCTGCGTAGCCGGCATCATCGATGAGGTGGTGCATCTTGTTGATAGTTAGGGCTGTGAGGATAGACCAGAACTGACAAGAAGCGTTGTGATTTGTCCTAATATCTCGGTCTGGGTCGTCGGTGGAGATGTAGAAACCTAGACCTAGGTGAAGCTTGCCCTCCACTTGAGTAGTAGGGAGGACATAGTTTTCACGGTAATCGGTGATCCCGGGGTATAGGATGTTGTGGTAGTTGCTGAAGATCTGTTCGGCGGTTTTCAACGGGCACTTGAGGGTAGCAGCTACTTTTGGAGGATATGCGCCATAGCTAAGACCGAATGTAACGCCTTTGCCTTTTTGACGTAGGTCTTTGAGGGCCTTGTTGCCGGCGTCTACTGTAGATTTGAAGAGTTTGGCATCAGCAATAGTGTTGCCCGTAACGGGCATCTCTTTAGCTACTTCAACGGGGAAGTATGCACATGCGCCTAGAGAATGGCCGTCTACACCTTCGGTGAATATAGCGCATTTGTTGGGGTCACGTGACAGGGATGCGATGACTCGGTCTTCGAGGGCTGCGTAGTCTGCGGTTGCGATGAGGAACCCGGGTGGGGCAGTAAAACAACGCTTGATAGGTTTGGCGAATATAGAGCCTGTAGAGGGCATGTTTAACATGTTAGGATTAGAAGATGTAAATCTCGCTGATTTTGCTCCTAGTAGCTTGTATTGGCCGTAGAGGCGGCCTTCAACGGTGTAGGTGTAGAAGGCGTTGATGAAATTGTTACGGACAATAGCTGCGAAGGAATGATCGATGAGTGCTTGGGTAAAATCTAAGAGGTCAGGATCTGTGGTTTCTGTGTGGATACGCTCGACTTGGGCTCGGTCCCACTTGGGGTCTCCGGTAGTGGCGGAGGTTGCCTCGGATTGAATGGAAAGGAGATCGAAGAACTCGCGTTTTTGGAGAGAAGAGGCGGGATTGAATTTAGGGTAGTCGATGGTGGGATTGGAGATCTTCTCGCGGTATGAACGGTTGTGGAGGTCGGCCTTGTGCTGAGCCCAGAGTTCCATTGACTTGATGACGGTTGGGTGGGTGTCGGTAAGTTGGCCGGAAAGAAGTTTGGTTAGAACTGGACGGGTCTTTGCGAGCTTTTTAACGGTGTTAGCAGGCCACTTCGAGACTCCGGTAGGCAATGTGTCGGATGGAAGAGAAATGCCTTGCTGGGTGGCGTAAACGTGCATGAAGTAGGATCGGTGAGCCATGTCGTTGTACTTGAATGGCTTGATGAAATCTGAGGGTTGCTTGAATTTGGATGCTTGCTTTGCCTGGTACTCGGCGATTTGAGACTTGTAGCGAGACTCGAGGTAGGACTGGACTAAGGGGTTGGAGGCGATACGGGTCTCGACGTCGGCAAGTTGGGTGTCTAGGGTGGCTTCGAGTTCGATAACACGGTCCATGTCGATGTTAAGGCCGTTTTGTTGCAAGCGGACGGTGTCTCGGATTAGGTGCTTGGCGACGTGTTGGTAGAAATAGTCGTCAGGGGGTGAGTCGGTAGACGGCTCGGGTGCTGGAAGCAAGTCGTGCGGGCTGTAGTCGGTTGAAGTTAGCATGGGTACTCCTTTATAAGAATAATTCGGGATGGGTACTTCGGAGTTGGGTTAGTTTAGATTTGGCAACAAGTCCACGAGAAGTGTATTCGATAGGCTCATCGAAAGTCATTCTAAGTACTTGCTCTCGGGAAGTAATGTTTTCAAGGTAGGCTTTGTAGGCTTCTTCCATATCTAATATTGGTCCAGGGTCTAGAGGAGTAGGGCCGGTATTCCCTATTACTCGGTTAAACCAATCATCAAAATCGTCTGATTTAAGGGGCATACCCGCAGTAGCTCTTACATTAAATAAATTTGTTAATTGTTCGGCATGGTCAGGTATAGTCATATGAATAGCTCCGGGTACTGGGATTGAAGATCGATGTGGGTTAGATTGGCGTCGAATGTAGTGAATGGTGAAGTAGATAGTAATTGGATTACGTTGTACATGTAGCGGGTGTTGACATTGACGATGGCGATGTTGGCTTGCTTGGCTACACGCATACCGGATTTAATTTGGTGGCAGTAGCCTGGGAAGTAGGTCAGTCGCTTGTGCTTGTCTAAGTGGTCGGCGTAAGAGTCTAGGTGGCCGATGACAACAAGTCGAGGGACGTTGTTGTCGGTGGTAGTAGTAACTAAGTATTGATGCATTAGAACATCCTTTCAACTTGCTTGGTTTTATATATTAGCTATATCTAGATTAAGTATATCTTTGTAGAAGAGTTCGGTGTTGCCACTTTCTAGTAAGGATGTACCGGTGTATTTGTATGCTTTGTATTTGGATAAAATTTGTTTTTCTTTTTGTCGGCAGTCTTCCCCGTTAGGGAATTTCCATACGTGAAGGACCTCAACTACGTCACGGTCGGTACTACTAAAACGTTTTAAAACATTCTTTTTATTGGTAATGCCTATTTTATAGGCGGTGCCTGATAAAACAGAAACATAGTATAAGTAACCAGGTTTGTCAGATTGAAACCCACAAGGAGAGGAGCATTTAGGACAACCCCCTCCTCGTAGTAAGTTATAAACTTTAGTTTCTTGGTCTCCGTGTACAGGGCAGGTAAAAGTTACAATTTCTTTTCTTTTGTAAAACTGTTTGTTTGATGCTATGGTAGTTTCTGGTGTACGTTTATATAAGAGGTTTTGTAAAAACTCTTTACTGCGTAGGTTCATGCCGCAACTAGGGCAACCTTGTCCTTGTAAATGATTTTTTACTACTTGAGTAAACTTTCCGTGTTCAGCACAAGTAATAGTAAACTTGTCTTTTTCTATATTACTGAAATTAACAGGTAATATGTAGGTATACTTATAGTTATGTACGTTGTTTGCTTTAGTAATAAAGGTGTCATCAAGGTATTTAGATTTATTGCACATAGATTTAAATGATCCAAGATTAGGCCTATACTGGGCGTTGCCTACTTGTTGTTTTGCTCGTTTTTCGGAAATTTTCCCGCACTCTTTACATCCTCCGGAAGGGGAGGTATAGTGAGTACGTGGGTCAGTAGTAAATACTCCATGACTACGGCAAGTTATAGTAACTTTACTACGTTTGCCTTTGTAGTCACTTAGCAAGTAGATAAACCTGTTTTTGTGGGTTTCTTTACTTTTAGTTATAAACCAAGTTGTTGATAATGCTTTCATTGGGTAACTCCTATGTGATATTATAGAGTAAACATCCTTTCAACTTGCTTAAAGAGAGTTTCTTCCAGCCTCGATTGAGGCATAGGGAATTCCCAATATTCGTTGACGTCGGTGATGCCTTGGATGATGTCATCGTAGTTGGCACCTAAGTCACGCATGTGGTAGGCCATACGGATTAAAGAACGTGAGCCAGCACCGTGAGGTGCGTTGTAGGCGTAAGTGAATGTCGTCTCAGGGTCGTTTAGTTGCGTTTGGGCTTGTTTAGATGAAGGTAGGACTTTAGAACGAGTTGACTTCTCTTTTGCTGTAACTAAGTAGTCTTTAACCGGGATTGGAGATGCGTCGGTTACGGAATATAAGTTACGGTCTGGGTAGGCGTAGAAAATTTGCGATTGAGGAAGGGGGTCGACTTTAAGGGCTAGGTCTTGGGCGATTGCTCCGTAGAAGGCTTTCCAAGTAGTGGCGTCAATGTCGACTACTGCGTCTAGTTCTAGAAGGATACGGAACTTGAATTCGTTGTCTGGGTCGGATGTTAAAGAAATGTGGTGGTTGAAACTAGATAGCATGAAACTAGTCTCCTCGGCAGTAAGGGCGGAGTCATCGATGTCAAGGACAAGCCACTTAGTACCGCCAAGGATGTGGTCCTTGCCTCTGGTGTTGTCGCGGAATCTAAATGGTGAGAAGGCAAAGGCGCCTTGGAAGATGTCGGCAAGACGGGGGAAAGTGGTGTCGGCAACTTCGTAACCGTAGACGGTGGTAGCCGCGATGTTCTGCTTGGCGTTGGAAATTAGGTCGTGGTCGCCAATGGCGATGGCTTGGTCTAATTGGGTAAGGTCGATTGGCTTGTAGCTGATGGCAAGGTTGTCGGTCTTAACGATTAGTTCGAATAGGATGGCAGCGCCGTCTTCAACTATAGAGTAAACACCTTCGGTGTCGTAGGCATTGGCAAGGTTTACAAGTTCTTCTAGTTTAGATTTGCTAGTGGAGAATACGAATCCGCCTTTCTTCAAGTCGTGAAGGGAAATGTTGGCGGTACCGTCGGATTGAACACATGAATGGGCGTAGTCGACGAATTGCTCGTGTTTGGCTTTGTTTAGGTGGGCTTCGAATTCTTCCATGTCAGATGATAGAAGTTCGCATAGACGGATAGCGTCGATGTAGTGAGAGGCTTTAACGGTGTTAGATACGTCGAATAGGGCAAGAGCACCTGCAAGTTTAAGGCCTTTCCATTGCAAGTGACGTCTAACTAATACTGCAGTAGAGGATTGGTTAGGTAGAGTGTCAGCAAGTTCGGAGTTATAGCGTTTGTATGTTTTGAATAACTTGAATACAGAGTCGTCTACGGAGATGTCGTTGCCTGCTGTAGATAGGCCGAATGTGGTGATGTCGTCGATTGACTTTGACATTAAGTGGCGGGCGTCTTTAGCGGTTTTCTCAAGTTGGTACTCGTAGTCGATCATGGCTTCGATAGGGTCGTCTTGGTCGGCAAAGTCTGGTTCAGGGATACGTTCGGGAGCGTAACAGAACCATGAACGTCTAGCAAGCTTGGACATGAATGCAGCCATGAACTTCTTCTTGGTTTGCTCGTCGTATAGGATTAGAGTAGGGGAAGAAACTAATAGGGCAGATACGGGTTGAGACTTGATTTCCTCAGAACGGTGTTCGGCACCTTTGGTGTATTTGATTTCCTTGTCGCCAACGTCGTATAGTTCGGATAGGGACTTGATGTTTTCCATCATGTCTTGGTTGTAGGCAAGTTCGTCAGCAAATTCGCCAGAGTAAAGGAAACCGGCGGTAGTCGAGTTTTTTCCGATGTCGTTGACGTGTTGGATGAAGCCGGGACCGGTTGTCGGCATGATGTCGATTGGCGGTAAAGGTTCACGGTATTGCTCGTAGACTGCGGGTTCGTCGGCAGGCTCGTCACCAGCAGCGGTTGCTTTAGATATAGCGGCTTGGTTAGCTAAGTCTTCACGAGTTTGCAGGATTGTGGTGTAGCCGTTGGAGAAACATTTACGGGCTGCTTTAACCGAGGAGTCTTTACCGGCACCTGATCCGGTAATGACGAATGAGATGGCGTTGATTGGTACGTGAGTATCGTCCCAAAGTATCATATTACGTCTAAACTGAGAGGCGTAAGTAGTTACTTGGGATAAGGCGATTACAGTTTTCATACGGTCTGGGACGGTAGAGAATGGGATGGCGTTAGTAACTTGCTCGATGTGGGGATTAATAGACGGGACAAAAGCGCCTGCATCGTCAAGGGCTTGTCTGGTGTAGTCTAGCATGTTCATTAGGGTTCCTTATAAAAAGATTTCAGGGTGGGTTAGATGTAGGTTAGCTACGTCGGGGTAAGAGTCGAAGCGGTAGTGTTCACGGCTAAGTAGTAGGGCAATGCCTTCAGGATTTTCAGTTAAGTCCTCAACGGGGAAATGAAGAGAATGCATATGGGTTATGTCGGAAAAATTGCATTGGCCTCTAGAAAAAGTTTTACGGCCTAAGCAGATGTATTTGTCAGAGGTTATCTGGTACAGTGAAAAACGTTTTTCTAAAGTACTACAAACTAGTAGATAGTACATAAGGTTCCTTATAGTAGTAGTTCGGGATAAGTGTCGAGTACTTGTTGATGGGTGAGAGACGGGGTTTCTTGTGGGACTTCGATGTAGTTTGCACGTTTATTACCTATGGTCGTCCAATAAACGTCTACATCTCTAAGCCGGTCGGTAACGTAGAACTTGTATAGGGTATCCTCATCCACGACTAAGTACATGACACTTTCCGGTTGATGGCGTGGTATAGCCAGTAAGTGGCGCAAGCATCAATACAGGCGTACTTGATGACGTGGTCTTCATGCATTTGGTCGATAGTGAAGTTGTCAGAAGAAATGCCCCAGTCGCCGAACATGTGGCCTGCTAGTTGCTTGAGGCCGGTGTTGGCTTTCCAGGTTTCGACGTGGTTCATTAGGCACTTGGCACGGATTTGAGTGTCTTCGTAGTTTAGAGGCATACGGCCTGTGTAATAGTGGATATGCTTGAAGTCAAAACTCGCTTGTGTTCGACAGTAGGCGTTAACTACTGCCCGTCCAATAAAGGACTGCTGTATGTTTCCATACAGGCCAGACTATATCAAGATCCCAGAAGGATCGAACCTGTTTCCACTCACTTGAGTGTACTCGCATTTCAGCGATAGTCGTTAGGCTTTTACGGATAAATCCGATTTAGCACGGTAGGTTGCCCTCGTCATTACACGTTAGGGGTTTCCCCGTTTAAGGTTCTTTAGACAATGTATTACTACATTGAATGCCTTGTTTTAATAAGAAATTAACAGTTGTTGTATTAGTGGGGTATACAAGGTTAGACGTATCTAGTAGTCCGTTCGTAGAATGAGGCCAGTCCATTAAATGTACAAACGTATCATAAGCTTTAGCAGCTTCAATAGGAGTACTGAATGAACCTAAACCAAAACGTTGTGCACGAAAGCGTATGTTAGCTACCCACTTGGTGTCGGATATCTTTGAGATACCTTTGTAGCCAGTAGTGTTGTTCTTTTTGATAGTACGTTGATTACAGATTTGTACTGACATATCCACCCATCGGCAGTTGTCGGGTGTGTAATCACCGTCGTTATCTTTACGGTCTAGGGTTAGGCCAGGCTGGAATCCAGAGGTCATAGCCCAAGTAAAGAAAGCATCAAAAGAATTTTTCCACTCATCACATATACTAATACCTTTATCTAGGTAAGGTACCTTGTGAGAGTTAGTAGCGGTTAGTTTAGTTTTGGTGTCAGCCCATATACGGTAAAGTTTATGGTCTCGGTTAGGTTTGATATTAGATACACCATTACACGAAGTACAGAATAGTTGGTTTTGTGCTTTGAGAGATACAACTGCGTCAAAATGAGAGCGACAGTTAGTACATTCAAATGTAGCCATACGTACTTTTTTGTAATAGTTTTCAGTAGGCTTTTTCATACCTAAGTCTTTAATTACCTTCATCTTGAAGGTATAGTCTGTTAATGGTTTAAGTTGTTTCATAGTGGTCCTTTACATGTGTTTGTGAAAGTATACTACGATTGTGCTTAAGGTCTTATTAATTGTTAAGCGTTATGCCAGATTTGGGTTTTGGTGGTGGTAACTAAGAAATTGAGGAGTATTTGGGCGATACGCTCGTTGTCTAGGATAAGAACGAAGCCACTAGAGTCACTGCTTGCTGCAGAGAAATGAGTAAGGCAGGTGTGGCTTGGGTGACTAAGTGCAGTTGCGGATAATTTAGATTTAATTTCAATAGCGCGATGTTTATTAGGTTCATTTTCAAGTTCCTTTTTGAATTGGGTGATGTCGGATTCAGAGTAACGGACTGCACACTCAAAATCGGCAGAGAATAGGTCGGGTAACTCACGAAGCCATTGGATAGCTAAGTGAGGTCGGTTGGTGGATTTGTAGGTGATTTGGGTTGGTTGTTGCATATGGATCCTTACAGGAAGAGTTCAGGATGGGTGTCGATGGTAGGAAGAGTAGGGGATGAGTATATTACGGAGTCTATTAACCAATGAGAGTCTCCAGTGAATTTCTTTTCCCAAGGTTCGTCGGTTACTGTCGATAGGCATTCAGCGAAAGTGCTTTCCCAAGTACACTTACACTGGGTGTAAGGGATACCGTCTCTTACTTGGAGGATTAGGTACCGCATAATAAGGGAATCCGGGTCGTAGAGAACGTAGTACATTAGATACTCCTATAAGTGAGTGGCGTTGATTAAAGATTTACGACTCCTCGAAATTGCCACGTAGTATAAGTTTAGCTCGGCTATGGCAGAGATGTCGAACTTTAGGTCGGGCTTAACCCGCTTGTGAGTGATAAGGTCGGAGATGGCCTCGTTCATGTCGGGAGCAAGAGTGACTTCGTCGGCTTCAAGGCCTTTCATCGAGTGGGCAGTACCTAACATGTAGGACTGGTTTGCCTTCTCGTGGCGTTTGGCTTCTCGATGACAAGCAAGGATTTCGGATTTTGAATAACGTTGGATTAGCTTGATGGCATTGGTTAGGGAGATGTCGTCGGAATGAGTGTCGAGTAAGTAGGCGTTTAGGGTAGGGTAGGTTGGCTTGAGTTCACGCATGTGCTCGACGTAATGGTCGATGTCGGCCTGTAGGTGTTTGAATTCGGGGTTCTTGATGAAGCCTTGGTATCGGAAGGAACAGACTAAAAGGGGAAGGTCGAAGATCTGGTCGGCTTTACGGGTTAAGCCGTAAGGAATTGACTGGGCGTTAAGTTCCATCATGTGGGCGATTAGGTAGGAATTGGTACGGGCGATGAAAGCTCGCGAATTGATGGTGGTGTCGCGTAAAGGGATGCCTTCGAATCGCATGTCTGGATTTAGGTAGGATTGGCAGAATTGCTCGATGCGTTCGGCGATATGGTCGGCAACACGGAAGGACTGGGACATAGGCATTAGGTGGCCTTGACCTTTCATGACTTCGAAGCAATTGATGGTATGGTTGAAGGTGTAAATGTTCTGGTATGGGTCGCCTACCATTACTTTCTTGGCTGAAGGTAGGAGTTTGAAGATTTCGAGAGTAACTTCGTTAAGGTCTCCGGCTTCGTCTAGCATGATTAGGTCGAATGGGTCGTATTCGATTTCGCCGTGGGCTAATTGCATGTGGAATAGTTTTAGGTAGAAATCGTGGGTGCATTCGATAGCGCCTGACTCCATTTGCGATAGGAATGAATTACCTAAGACCGTGTACGATGAGGGAAGATCGTGGTGGATGGCGAAGTCGGAGAAGGTTAAGTAACTAGATAAGCAGAATTGCTTGAAGTAATCGATGAATTCAACTTTTTCCTCGTAGATTAGAGTGTTTGGAAGTTGTCGGTAAGAGAAACGTCCTAGTTTAAGTTTCTTCTCGCGTACAGTTGGGCCGTAGGCTAGGGAGTGGGTGGTGGAGCAATGGACAGAAGAAGGGAAACGTTTCTTGGCGTCGGTGGCAATGGCCTTGTTGTAAGCTAGGTAGAGGCCGTTGGTGCAGTTGGTTGCTTTAGCTAATTCAGTAAGTAGTGTGGTCTTACCCGATCCCGCTACAGCAGATACCATGGTAAGGCCGTCGTTAGATTTGATGTGAGAGATGATGTCGGATTGTTCAGGTGTTAGTTGCAAGGAGAGTCCTTATAGGTATAGTTCGGGATGGGTGTTAGGTAAGTCGGAGATGTGGTCGAAGTCGGCTTCGTGGGTACGAGAAGTAAGGTACGATTCAGAAGAAAGTACTGCTTTAGGCGCACTAAGGGCTACGTCTAGGTTCTTGAAGGAAAAGTGGTCTCTAGTTACTAGTCTAGGGTTGCCGTTGTAGACTAAAGTGTACTTTCCCTCTGAGGTTGAGTAAAGGGAGTAACGGCTCATAGGAAATCCTCGGGGAATTGGGCAATTAGGTGGCGCTTGATGTAGTATAGCGAGTAGGGAAGTCGGTAGTGGCTGTCTTCGATGCCTCGGTAGAACATTCTATGGTTAACTAGCATACTGTGGTGATATGCGTACTGGAACCTAAGAGCGTCCCATTGGTTAGTGAAGACTTGGAATATGTGAGGTGAGTAGTCGTTATGAGTGTGGATATGGCCCATATGGGTAGAGTAGACGTGTTCGGATACTTGGGTGCATTCGTAGTAGGTACCGTAACGGATTAGGTATAGTTTCATAGAAGGGCCTCCGGATGGTGTTTGAGTAGGTACTTGCGAGAGCATTTGCTGATGAGGTCGTTGCGGGATTGGGCAGTGAAAATGGTGTTGGATTTAACTGTACTCTCGTAGTAGTCGTCAGATAACCAACCGTATCCAAAACTAAGAAACTTAGGGTATAGAATGAAACCAGATGGCTGGATAGCTGCAGGGAAAAAGGTAGAGTTAGTGGAATGCTTGTAGAAAATAATAGAACCGTCGTAGGGATGAACGAAAGCAGAGTAAGCTGAAGATTTCATGGAAGTCCTTTGGGTTAGTTATAAGCGAACCCCCGGATTGGGGGCTCTGATATAGCTAAGTTGGGTTTAAACTAGACATTAAATAAATGTCGACTAATTTCGCCTTTTTCTCCAGAGTAGGTAATTGCTTTCATTGTACCACATCCACGTCTGAATCCCATAGTATATGCCCATTCGTTAAGTGGGATGATATTACGGTGAGATTCACAACGACAGAGTGCGGTGTCTTTGACAGCATCTACGTGGGTATGTCCAAAGTGGAAGAATCTATGTTCAGTATCAGACAATATTTTATGATTGTCTACGGCCATAGTCTCTCCTGCTCTGTTCATCTTAAGTCCATCACCATGAGCAAAACCTAAAAGAGTTTTACCATGCTGGTGGTACTTAATTGAAGAAGGGGAATCACATACAATAACACGAGGGTTATCAGCAAATGTAGCTACAATAACTTCTCGGACTGCGTGTGCGGTAACTTTGTCATGATTTCCAGAGATATTGTAGAAGTAGACGATTTCGTGTTTTTCTAAGGCTTTCTTCACTGCATAGGTTAATGCTTGGTGAGCGGCCCTAAGAACTTTAGGGTATCTACTATCTGTATCAAGTGGATTTCCTCCTTTAGGAGTGAGGTTTTCAAAGTTGTCGGCTTCAGTTAAGTCACCTAGGTCGCATACAATACCTACTTTTGAAGATGGTGTATTTTCAAATAGGTAATCGTATGCAGCTCTAGTTATTTCAGTTGTCTTGGACGTATCCCAGTCAACTCCGACTTCAGGCTCCCAGCACATCAAACCAAAATGAAGATCATTAGAAATATATAGAGTAGCTAAGTCATCTAGCACCACAGTTTCGGGAGTAGGTATCTCCGGTATTGCAGGTAGTGTTTCGGCTAAGGCTCTAATAGATTCCTCAATGGCTTCAAACTGTTTAAGTTTGGGTACCTCTGTACGCACAGATTGACGTTTGATGTTACCTAATGCGTCGTAGGTGGTAGTTGTACCTTTGAGGACTTCGCCTAGGGAAATCTGGACTCCAGAATCTAGTGGTAGAAGACCCTGCTTGCGGTAATTTCCAATACGGGATGCAATTTGGGTAATGTTTACGGTGTAGTTGGGGTTAGATGCAAGGATTGCATCAAGGGTAGCACGTGGGTCACATGCGTTTTCTTTAGCTATATCAATGAATTCGGATTGTGTCAAATTCATAAGACTCCTTTGAGCGTTAATTGGGTTTACATATCGATGGATAATACCAAGTAACTAAAGGAAGTATTCGGGAAATGCGTTAAGGCATTGTTTGTACATGAGATGGGAAGTGTCGGATGGGTGCTCGAGGAAATAGGCGGTCCAAGCTTCGAGCTTGTTGAGGGTGACTACGGTGTGGAGAGTAATAGAGTAGAAGTAACTAAAGTCGTAGTAGGCTCGCTCGGCATCGATAGGAGTAAAATTAGATATGGAGGAATACGTGCGAAAGTACTCAGTAGTGGACGTCCATTTGGATGTTACCTTACTGTTGTAGTAAGTGTATACGAGGGCGCGTAAGGGATTGTCTCGGGGATGGTAGGGTTTAGGTCTGCGAGTGTAGGTGGATAGGTCGGCTTGTAAGTGTTTCACTGGAAGTCCTTGGGTAAGTTGGGGAGAGCTTTTGGGATATTTATAGCGGTTGTCCATTCACCCGTCCCTAGGCTAGGCATCCTGTCATCTTGTCAATGGAATAAGATCGGATTACCACGGCTCTGTACCTATAGAGCCCTCCGAAGAGGACTCGAAGGTAAGAGGCCTACTGGAACATAGCTTTTTTAGGTGCTGCGGCTCTTTTAGGTGCTGGTGTAGCTTTTTTAGATGGAGCAGCTCCGCCTGACGCTTTAGATGATTTCCACTCTTCGATGTCTTCTGGAGTTAAGTCGTCTTTGTACGTGATGTTAGATGCGTACTTCTCAGTTTCTAATGCTAATCTTTTACCGATGTCTTCGCTATCGCATTCGGCAGCAGATGCACCGTCTTCTCTGAAGAATGACTTTAAGACCATGTTCTTTCTGATTTCGTTGTTGTTTGGGTTGATGCCGTACTCTTCTTGCAATCTGATTTTACAAGGTAAGTCAGAGAATTGCTCGATAACTGTGAATTCTTGAGGTTTGTTGTCTTTACCAACGTTGTGAGTTTCTTCTTCGAATGATAACTCTTGACCTTCAGGGATGTCAGCGATTACGGCTAATGAGTTGATTAACTTCATACCGATTTCGATTGGGTCGCCGGCTTTAGACGTTACCCAAGGGCCCCAGATTGTTTGGCTGTTGCCGTTGTAGTCGATGTTGAAGTTTACTCTCTCAGCACCAGATGCAGCTACATCTAATGATGCGAATTTGATTGTAACGTCGTAGATGCCAGATTTACTGATGTATGAACCACCAGCTGAGTCAGCGATTACGTCTTTTGATTTATTTACTTTTAATTTCATATAATTTCCTTGTGGATAGATGGGATAAATTGATTGAGCAGTTTAGGGACTTGAAGGTCTATAAGAATAGTTCTGGGTAAGTATTCATGATTGTTTGTTTAAGTTCGTCGGGTGGGGTGTCTTTGAACTCACCTTTATTCAGAATACGTTGGAATTTCTGGATTGCTCTGTAGTCTTCGACGTGGATTAGGTTCATAGGGATTTCGGCATACCTTCGGATAGTCCGGTAGTCATTACCCATTGACCCAAGAGTTTGGGTCTTTGGGTTTAGGTAGAAATAGGTAGACTTCTCGTCGTTTACGAAGATAATCATAGTACGAAGTCGGCTACATCGTCTTTCAGTTTTTCCAACTCGTTGATGTGGTTAGCTAAACTGTAATCGTCCATTGGTTGAGAGGCAGGGATTTCGTTTAGGATTGACCTAGCAGGGAACTTCGTTGACTTGTGGTGTACGATACGTTTGTTAGATTTAGTTTCTACAAATACTGCGTTATCTACTTCAGCTAGGAAGCCACCACGTTTTTGGAAGTCGCCTTTACCTACTAAGTTGTAGTTGGTAGTGTCGGCGTCGTAGATTGCGTGTGAGATAAGGACAACGTTCATTTCAGATGCAATTAACTGGTTTTGGATGTAGTCGGTGAATGTGTGAATTTCACGATTTAACTCAGAATAAATTTTATAGCCTGTATGCTTAGTATTCATCGAATCTAAGATAGTGTCAAAGATTTTAGATACTGAGTCAATTACAATTGTTGAAGGGTAATGACCAAGTTTGTCTTTGAATGCTTGGATCTTATCTGTTATTACAGCTAACAACTCATCAGAAGTACCGAAAGATTCAACATTTACGTGAGGTAAAGGGTACGGGTAATTCTTACCGTCGTGAGAAACAACTAAAGTAGTCTTAGGGTCTAAGTCTTTCGTTAGTGTTGTTTTACCAGAGTTAGATACTCCGGAGATTAGTAGTTTTACGGACATGTAAAACCTCCTTGTGGGGTAGATTTGAGGTACTTTTCGGTTCTCAAGCCATCAGAATAGCCCTACGGTAGGTAGAACTTACCTTTACGGTAGAAGCCACCTAACTTGTAGGCTCTGGCTTTTAGCGAAGTAAGAGTACGGTTAGGGAATTCGACTTGAAGTTCAGCGTCTGTTGGTTCGTAACTAAGTACGTTAGTTAGTGCGGTATCTTCGGCAGGAGTCCATCTTGCCTTTGTAACCGTTGAAACGGTTGGTTCGTCAAATGGAGTCGGGAATGGGTTAGCGGATGTAGTCGATTGGTCCGTAGTGGAAACTAATCTTTCGATTGCGTCAGTTGAGTGACACCAGCTTCTTAACTTGGTTAACTGTTTTGGGGATAAGTAGCCTTTGGCTTTATATTGCGTGATGCAGTTTGCGTGGAAGTCTTGCGTGTCGTCGATTAGAGCGACGTTGTTGTATTTAAGATAGTCGTGGATTGGTAACATTGGTGTCCTTTATAAGAAGTTTTCAGGGTAGTCGTTACGGATATTTTCCATAAGGTCGTTGGCGATGATGCATTGTTGGGCGTCTTTGTGTTCGTCGCGGTTTTTAGTGTAAGTATCGTTAAAGTAGCCGTTACCAAGGTTTACTCTAGTTTTGACTTTTACTTTTTGAGGAGTGAAGCCGGTGACAGTGCCTGTAGTGATGTGAGCACTAGAGCTGGTAATGTATCTACAGATGACAGTGTCCCCGACTGAGATTGGGCGGTTGAAGAAGTCTAGGTATTCCAATTGGTGGCCTTTAGATGAAGCATTCAGGATAAGCGTCTACGAGTTTGGAATACTCGGATTTAGCTATCTCGGCTTGCTTGTCGAATTTGACTACGTCGGATGGATGACGTGACATTTCTTGCGTGTAAGTCTTGTAGAATTGGTTACGGTCGGCCGCTTTCCACCAGTATTTGCCTGGATTGGCGTCTTGCCAAGTTTGAAAGTGTTCGCTATCAAATTCTCTACGCTCGACGTCGATTACTAGGTTTACACGGTTAACGCGTTTGATGTTGGCGATGGTGTCGTGAGTAGCGGAACCGTAGGATTTAACTAAGACTTGGTCGTTTTTAGATAAGGGTTGGCCAAGCATGTCAAGTTTGATGCCTTGGTCGGCAAAGGCTTGACGTACGTCGGAAGGGATTTGGGATAAGCTCATGTTAGTCCTTTATAAGAGTAGTTCAGGGTGTGCGTTGGCAAAACCTGGGAGATTGATTAGTTTGGGTTCGGGAATGTAGGTTGTTTCGGAAGTGAATCGATTGTTCCAGTAGTAGGCTATACCGGCGTCATCTGAATCTTCACCGTTCCAGTATACACGAAATACCGTGTCGGGGTAAAGCGCAGATAAGGACTTCATGTGGGCGTTGGAGTCATACCACTTTATGTCAGAGAGGCAGCCGTCGAAGAATGAATAGTCGGTTAGGTATAGGAATGTTTCGTCGAAATCAGGGAGGTCTTCAATTGGAGTGCCTGCTACTGCAGATATCTCAAAGTCAGAGTAGTAGCCCATAGGTTAATCCTTAATTAGTTGGTTATAGAAATTCTTCTGGTGTAAGTTCAATCACAGATGCAGCTTGTTTAGTTATGTGTTCAAGTGAGGATAGTACCTTACGGTTTTCGGCTTTATGGCGTTTAGTTTCATCTAAAAGGTATTGCATAGTTAATTCAATTGCAGCTTGCTTCATGTCTTTAAAATCACGTGAGTAACCGATGAGAAGTGAGTGGTCCGGAAGTTGGATGTAGTCAATAAGAGGGCGTTTACGTTCTAGTCTAGCTTGAATGCATGAACCTTTTGAAGGTTTACCTATTTTTGTTGGATATATACGGTAGAAGCCTCGATAAGTCGTAGTATTTGCTGAGGCTACTCCCCAGCTAGGTGTAAGTAAATCTGAAAGCTCGCTGTACAGGGTCATAACTAATCCTTGAAGAGTTGGGGTGTAGGTGGTATAAACAACCTGTAGTCTTGGGCTAAGGCAAATCTAAGTTCGGGTTGGTCGTGCCAAAGTTTGATGGAATGAGCGATAGTCATTAACTGACTTTCGATCTTGTCGTAGTCGTCAGATGTCATAGGCTCTGAGAAATGAAAGTGTCTTGCAGGAAGGGTCTTAGTTGGTCTGACAGTAAACTCTAGTTCGATAGTGTCTGTGTATAAACCTTCAGATTTCCATAAAGCATAGGCGTAAGAATGTAACTGCATACGGTAGTTGTACGAAATGCCAGTAGGTTTCTTACCCGCAGTCTTATAGTCTCGCATAGTGTAGTTGCCATTACCAGTAGGACGTAAAGCATCGTAAGTACCTGCAATGTAGACACCATCTAAAAGTTTGTGGTATATGAATTGTTCGGTAGAATGGAACTCAACACCATTGATACAGTTGGTGATAAGTACGTTGGACATTTCTTTCCATAGAGATAGTACCTCTTGCTGGTTGAAGTCTACTGTTTGCTTAGCTAGGTATACGTTAACTTGGGCAGCTGCATCCGTAGGTACAGGCTGTTTTTTGCCGGCTACGTCAGCAAAGTGGTGGACAATTGAACCTAAAATTGAACTAGTTGAACCGGTAAAGCCTGTTTCGTTTAGGAAGTTCTCTCCCCACCATTGCCTAGTAGCGCCAAAGAAGTTGGCAATACTGCTTGGTGATATACGGGTGTAGTCTGAGCTACCATGG